AACATCGTAGCTCACAACGGCATTGGGTTTGACTATCCAGTTATGTCTAAGTTATGGGGAGTTGACTGGTCCAGCTACAAGCTGTACGACACCTTAGTCCTGTCAAGACTGGCAGACCCATCCAGAGAAGCCGGTCACAGTCTACGCCAATGGGGTGAGCGTTTGGGCTTCCCCAAAGGTGAGCATGAGGACTGGTCAAAACTGAGCTGTGAGATGGTTGCGTACTGTGAGCAGGACGTAGCAGTCACTGTCCGTGTTCTGGAGTGCCTTGAGGAAGAACTAAAAAACTTCAGCGCTGAATCCGTAACGCTTGAGCATGACGTTCAGACAATCATTCAGAAGCAGATCAAGAATGGCTGGCTGATAGATGAGAAGCACACACATAATTTACTAGCACTATTGAAGGAGAAGAAATATGAACTTGAAGAGAATGTACAACAAACTTTTCTACCGCTCCCTGTATATGTTAAAGAGGTTACTCCGAAAGTTAAGAAGGACGGCACCTTTTCGGCGGTTGGCCTAAAGTTTCTGGGGGATCAGTCTGAGAATGTGGCTGGCAGGTTTTCTCGTATAGACTATCCCCCTTTCAATTTAGGATCAAGACAGCAGATAGGTAGATACCTACAGTGGTTTGGCTGGGAGCCTAAACAGTTCACTGAGAAGGGACATCCAATTGTAGATGAATCTGTATTGGGTACTGTAACGGACATACCTGAAGCAAAACTCATTGCTAAATACCTCATGATTCAGAAGCGTGTAGCGCAAGTACAGAGCTGGCTGGACGCTGTTGAGGAGGACGGTAGAGTACATGGTTACGTAAACACTAACGGCGCTGTGACGGGCCGTATGACACACTCAAGCCCCAACATGGCTCAAGTACCTGCGGTGTACTCACCGTATGGTAATGAGTGCAGATCCTGTTGGTCTGCCCCTGAGGGCTACCAGATCGTAGGCTGTGATGCCAGTGGTCTTGAGTTACGTATGTTGGCACACTATATGAAGGATGAGGACTATACAAATGAAATCATTAACGGCGATATCCACACAGCAAATCAGCGACTTGCTGGACTTGAATCAAGAAATCAGGCAAAAACTTTCATCTATGCCCTACTATACGGCGCAGGAGATGAAAAGCTTGGAACAGTGGCTGGAGGAGGGAGAAAGGCTGGCAGAAACCTTAGAGAATCTTTCCTACATAATCTCCCATCATTTGCAAATCTTAAAGAGAGAGTTTCAGAAGCAGCAGGAAGAGGATACCTCATCGGGCTTGACGGAAGAAAGCTCAAAGTCCGGTCAGAACACTCTGCTCTAAACACACTACTACAGTCCGCTGGTGCTCTGGTGATGAAAAAAGCTTTGACTCTTCTGGATGACTATGCTACAATATGGGGTATAGACTACAAGTTCGTAGGTAACATTCATGATGAGATACAGGCTGAGGTTATCAACGAGCGTACAGAAACTTTTGGTAGATTGGCTGTGTCCTGTATACAAGCAGCAGGTCTTGAATGGAAACTAAACTGTCCTCTGGACGGAGAATATAAGGTAGGAGAGACATGGGCACAGACACACTAATAGACGACATCTATGGCTTGGTGTCTACCAAAGAGGTTGCTGACGGGGTAGACATAGACAAAGAGATAGATAAGCTGGGCGAGTCAATCAAAGAACTAATGAAGATTGAGTTCAAGAAGGACAGACCTAAGGATACCAGAAGGCTACGCCTATCCAGCATAGGAAGGACTGACAGGTATCTGTGGAATCAGTATCACGGTACTGAAGGTGAGGAATTGCAGCCTCACACCTTAGTAAAGTTCCTGTACGGGCATGTCATAGAGGAGTTGGTCTTATTCCTTGCCAGAGCCTCTGGGCATGAAGTCACCTGCGAACAGAAACGGTGTGAGGTTGAGGGAGTTGTAGGCCACATGGACTGCAAGATAGACGGTGTGGTGACGGACGTTAAGTCCGCAAGCACCTTTGCCTTCAAGAAGTTTAAGGACAAAAGAGTACCTGAGGATGATCCCTTTGGATACGTAGACCAGATCAAAGCCTATGCACACTCAGAGGGTGAGCGTAAGATAGCATGGCTGGCTATGGATAAACAGAATGGTCACTTAACTTTCTGTGAGCATGACTTAGACGATGAGTCTGACCCCATGCACGAACACCTCAAGGGGGACATAGCTGAACGTATACGGCATGTAAAAAAGCTAGTAGAGGGGCAAGAGCCTCTGGAGTTCTGCTACGAAGACGTACCGGATGGCAAGTCTGGAAACAGAAAGCTCGCCGCTGGTTGTTCTTACTGTCAATTCAGAGACAAGTGCTACCCAGATTTACGTACTTTTATCTACGCAAGTGGGCCAAAGTATTTAACAAAGGTAGTTAAAGAACCCTTTGTCTCGGAGATACCGGATGGCTTCTAAAAAGACAAGATACGGTATGTACAGGTCAGGGCTTGAGAAGAAGTTCGCTGAGACATTACCGAGAAAGTTCATGAAGTATGAGCCGTATGACGTACCCTACACAACCCACAGGAATTACAAACCTGACTTTGTGTACAAAGACTGGCTGTTGGTTGAGTGTAAGGGGTTCTTCAGAGAAGGGGACACACTTAAATATAAATCAATACGGGACTGTCTGGAGGAGGATCAAGAGTTGGTCTTTCTCCTGTCAGATCCAAACAAGAAAGTGAGGAAAGGAGCTAAGATGACAATGGGTAAATGGTGTGATAAAGAAGGATTCAAGCACTATACCATCGCTACTACACAAGAGTTGATTGACTATGCCAATGCTAATTGATGAGCTTAGAGAACGTATCCTACAGGAGTACGATGTAGACCTACTTTGTGAAGTCTTAGACATAAGCGCAGAGGACATCTTAGATGCCTTTGAAAACAGAGTAATAAATAAACTTGAAGTTTTTGAGGAGTTGGCGATTGAAGAGGAGGACGAAGATGTCTATTGACTTAGCGACTAAAGAGGAATGGGATTCAATTTTAGTGAACAAACCTCCTCATTACAATCAGGGAGGCATGGAGGCCATTGACTACATTAAACAGCAGTTAGGAGAAGGTATCATTGACTACTGTGAAGGTAATGTGCTAAAGTACCTACACCGTTGGCGCTACAAGAATGGCTTACAAGACTTGCAGAAGGCTCAGTGGTACTTAAACAAAATGGTTGAAGAACAGGCAGGGGCAGAATGAAAGTAATTGAAGGTAACTTTGGTGAAAAGACAAGTACGGATAAAGTCTCTGTGCCTGTTGTGTTTGAAACTTTAACTCAGAAGGAAAACTTAGAGGACTACAGGGATGCTTTCTGCATCGCTAAATCAGATGAGTACATTGTTATTTCTACCAATATGGACACATTGGAATTGTACTTCTTGCTGGATCAATTAAAACTATCGCTAATAACTGGAGGGGAGTACGAACTCTGATGGATCAATATCAAGAATACATACACAAAAGTAGATACGCACGTTACTTAGATGAAGAGCAGCGCAGAGAAGACTGGGAGGAGACAGTAAACCGTTACGTCTCTTTCTTTACTGAGCGTGAGCAGATCACTGACACAGAGGCTGAAGAACTCTACAACGCCATTAGCAGCCAGAAGGTTATGCCCTCTATGCGCTGTGTGATGACCGCAGGTACGGCTTTGAAGCGAGACAATGTAGCAGCCTTCAATTGTTCTTACCTACCCATAGATAGCCCCAGATCCTTTGACGAGCTTATGTACATTCTTCTCAACGGTACAGGGGTAGGCTTCAGCGTAGAGCGAGACTATGTTAATCAACTACCAGTTGTTGCCGACAGCTTCCATGACACTGAGTCCACTGTGGTTGTGTCCGACAGTAAGGTAGGCTGGGCAAGTGCCTTTAGAGAGCTTATAAGCCTCCTCTACGCGGGTAAGGTTCCTAAGTGTGACTTGACTAAGGTAAGGCCAGCAGGGGCTAGACTGAAGACATTTGGAGGCAGAGCCAGTGGGCCACAGCCTTTGGCTGACTTGTTTAACTTCTCTGTGGATATGTTCAAAGGGGCAGCAGGACGTAAGCTAACGTCACTGGAGTGTCATGACTTAGTGTGTAAGATTGCAGACATTGTTGTTGTAGGTGGTGTGCGTAGGTCAGCTCTAATCAGCTTGAGTAATGTTACTGATAATCGTATGGCTAATGCTAAGAATGGTGAGTGGTACTTAGGCAACGGTCAGCGAGCCTTAGCAAACAACAGTGCCGTATACTCTGAGAAGCCTGACTTTGATACGTACTCTTCTGAAATGAAGCGTCTGTATGACTCTAAGTCCGGTGAGCGGGGTATCTTCAGCCGTATTGCAGCACAAAAGGTAGCAGCACGTAACGAACGCAGAGACGCTACACACAAGTTTGGGACTAACCCCTGCTCTGAGATTATCCTACGCCCTTATCAGTTCTGTAATCTGTCTGAAGTCATTGTACGGGAAGACGACACAGCACAGACACTCAAAGAGAAGGTACGCATAGCGACTATCTTAGGGACTCTACAGGCTACTCTTACTGACTTCCGTTACCTACGTAACATCTGGAAGAAGAACACAGAAGAGGAAGCGTTGCTGGGTGTCTCCATGACGGGCATTATGGACTGTAAGCTGACCAATGGGTCTACAGGTGAAGAGGCTACAGGTAAGCTCCTGAGGAATCTTAGAGACATTGCGGTGGAGACTAACAAAGAGTGGGCAGACAAGTTAGGTATTAACCAGTCCGCTGCTATTACTTGCGTTAAGCCCTCCGGTACTGTCTCACAGTTGACTGACAGCGCCAGCGGTATTCACCCCCGATTCAGTGACTACTACGTTAGGACTGTACGAGCAGACAAGAAAGATCCTCTTGCTACAGCCATGATTGATGCAGGTTTTCCTCATGAAGAAGACGTAATGAACAGCTCTAACTGGGTGTTCAGCTTTCCTCAGAAGGCTCCTGAGAAGGCTGTGACAGTAGAAAGCATGGGTGCTATGGAACAGTTAAAGCTGTGGAAGGTCTATCAAGATAGCTGGTGTGAGCATAAGCCCTCTATGACTTGTTACTACAATGACGATAACTTCTATGCTGTCTGTCAGTGGATCTGGGAAAACTTTGACAGCGTTAGTGGTATAAGTTTCCTACCGGAAGCAGAGCATGTGTACAAGCAAGCGCCTTACCAGAAGATAGACAAGAAGACGTACCAGAAGTTACTCAAGGATATGCCCAAAGAGTTTGAGTGGGACATTGTAGAGAAGGATGATAATACCGAAGGTACTCAGACGTTGGCTTGTGTAGCTGGAGTCTGCGAGATATAAACTTAGGGGGCATTGCGCCCCCTTTTGTTTACTGCTCTTCCTGTGGTTGTCCTGTAAGCATCCCAGCACCCTGTAGACCGTAGTTACCGGCTAGGGCTGCATTAGTAGCAACTCTAGGTAGCTGTCTGGCTACCTGACCAGCAGTAGGTCTAAAGTTTTGAGCTTCTTGAGCTATCCTCTGATTAACCCTTCTAGCTACTCCAGATCTCTTGTCGCTATAAATAGAGTCCTTACCAAAGGCTTTTGGATCTGCGTCTAAAGGCGAATATTCTCCTACGATCTCACCTCCTGCTAGTCTAGCCCTGCCTTGTTTAATGCCTCCTGCTTTATTGTAAAGCGGAGCTACAGTTTCAACAGGCTCTCCTAATTCTTTAGACAGTCTTCTTCTTGCTGACGCTTGAGACTCTCTTGTATTATAAACGTCCTTTTCTCTGCCTTTTTTGTACACGTTGTATTGCATCGGTGGGAAGACAGTTAGCAAAGGCTTTCCGTCTACAGGATCAAAACCCATCATATCATGTCTGTCACTAACAATAACATTCACATTACCGTCTCTATCCATAGTAGTAATACGATTGACACCCCCAAGCTCTTTAGCTCCTGCCTTAAAAGAGTCTTGAAGAACAAACAAACCTTGATCTTCATGCCATTCTAGTTCAGGCTCAGAGGCCAGTTTTCTTTGTGCATCCATACGGGTCAATAGTTGTTTCTCCGTAAGGGTTTCTCCGTTTTCGTACCTTCGTAGTATGCCCTTTTCTACTTTAGTTAAGGTTCTTCCTTTGGCTGAGTCAATAACTTGCTGAGGAGAAGCAGTCTTTAAATTTATACCTGTCTCATCAAAAGTGGTGAAAAATTTACTTGTCCCTTCATTACGCTGCATACGCGCTTGATCCGTCATTCTGTGTTGCTTATCAGGATCTTTAACTACGATAGCTGTTTTACCTCTACTTCCATCTACACCCCAAGTGCTGTATATCCTGTCTTGCAGGTATTCTTGATTCTTTGGAGATATAGGGGGGTTTTTAGGAGTTTCTTTAGTCATTGTTCGGGGAGCTTGAAACACCATTTCGTTAAACTTTTGTCTTGATGGCCCCATTTCGGAAGTTAGGACATTCAAGTTTTCAAAATTTCTTTGTATAAACTGGGGTATGTTTTCACCCATCTGTTTTCTAAATAAATAGTTATAAGCTAAAGCACCTTCGGTCATAGACCCATAGCCTTTGTGTTTTTTATCAAAAACTTCAAGAGCTTTAATAGCTTTAGGATCTCCTGCATCAGCTTTGGTTGCTAAGGCTGTCCTTCTTGCCACCAACGCCTCTGCTTTCTTAGCTTGCCTTACAAGACCTTTGGTAATACCTGTTTCATCTTGTAAAGCCAAAGCTCGCGGATTAAAAGCTGAAGCTAAAGCATCTCTAGCTCCAGAAGTTCCTGCTTCAGCTACCCCAGCGGCAACTAAAAGAGGATTACCAGAATAAAAACCTCTAACTTCAGTAGGCATATTACGAGCAATAGCATTAGCCGCTCTAGCAACAGGTGTTACAGCTAAGACATTGCTTATTGCTCCCAAATCTGAAGCAGCTTCAGGGTTTTCTTGAGCAAGTTTAATTACCTTACGGCCTATGTCAGTGTCAGCAGCAGACATAATAGCTTCTTGTAAAGGCTTTTCAATATTTCGTTGATACGCAGCCTCTACACCAAACTCATCAGGAACAACTAAATCTCCTATAACGCCTAAAGTATCTCCAGCAAGACCCCCAAACAAACCTACAACATCGCCAGTAGATCTGAGTAAACGCTGTCCTGCATTGATTTCCCCAGACATAACCTTTTCGTTATTAGCTAAGGTTCTATCAACGTAGTCTTGAACAGTTTCTCCAGCTTCGTTGTAACCTTCTTGTAAAGCGGCTAGTAAACGAGAAGGCTCACTACTCGCTGCTCTGTCTTTAGCCCTAAGTCGCATATCAGCCATTACTTAACTTCCTCTTCTTCTCTAACGTCCTGCATAAGAGCTATAATAGCAAGCCTGTCTGCTTTCAGTTGTTTTAGTAAAGCCCCGTCCGCTGTTTTAATTGCTTGGTTTAAACCTGTTAAGGTAGCACCTAAAGCTTGTTTAAGTGTCCCAGATCTCTGAGCGGCTCTTAAGGCATACATAGTCCCAACCACAGCACCGCCACCGGCTATATACGGCAAAGCACCGCTGTAAGCTAAAGCAGTTGTAGTTAAACCGGCAGTTACCGCTAAACCACCTACAGAGCTAGGTGCATTAAGACCCGTTGCTTTTTCTAAACGAGTAATAGCTCTGGCTACCATTGTTAAATCTTCAGCGTTAGACTTATCCGTTAAAGTGTCTAAAGCGTTGAACATTAAATTCTGTCTTTTTAGCTGCCTCAGTACATCAGTTTGAGGAACAGCTTCAGCAACAGAAGCGTTTATCTTTTGTCTAATAACCCGCAGTGCCGCTGCTTTTGCGTTTTCATAGTCTGCATCATAAACGGCAGGAGCGTTGGCTTTTAACTCTCTGTCTAAAAGTTTCCTAGCGTTTAAAAGACCAACGGCAGTACCGTCACTACTTAAGATAAGTTTGTTAGCAAGGCGTTGCATACTTTGTATGTTAGAAATGACAGCTTTTGTGCCGTAAAAAGTATCAGAGTTTACTAAGGCAATAAGATCTTTTTCTAATTCTTGTTGAATAAGCTGAGTGTCTACTTTAGGATTACCTTGCCCTATTATACGTTTCTCAAGACGTTGAGCGGCAAGACCTATTTCATCCTCAACAATATTCATGTTGTACGTTGCAGACCTGCTTGTATTTATTTTAGGCAATCCTGTAACAACGTCAATAGCCTCTTGTTCATACTCTGTAGGGTTGTAAGTTTTAGTACGCAAAGGGCCTTCTTCAGTTACTCTTCCTTCAGCCTTACCTATGTTTCTAGGCTCTAAAAGAGACTGAACACCTTCACGTTTATTAGTAAACTTTTTCTTATCTCCTGCAAGAATCATCTTACGGCCTGAGTCTTCCCAACCGTCAGTCAAAGCTTTTGTTTTACTAGCTGGGGCTACAAGAGCAGCCATGTCCACAGTAGACTCTAGTACCCTAGCCTTTCTTTGGTTTTCTTCCGAAGAGTTTTTCCAGTTATTGTAGTCAGCAAAAGATTCTTTAGCCATGTTTAGAACAGGGCCAACCCAATCATTATTCATTATAAAATCACCAGCAGCGCTAAAAGCTTTTACAGCGTTGTTTACAAAAGGTTCTTCTATAACGTCAGGAGTTGCTGCGGATAAGGCAGCTTTACCTACACCTATAATAGCTTCACCAGCGGCTGGAGCGACACCTTCCATTACCCCTAAAAAAGCAGCAGTAGCTTCGGGGCTTTGATACTCAGAAAACTGTAAACCGCCTTGTTGATAGTCTTCTATAGCACCGCTAACACCCGAAGTAAGTGTTTCTCTTGCGCCAGAAAGATCTTCAACAAGCCCAGAGCCTATCTCAGCAAAAGTCGGAGCTTGATATCCTGTAGGTTGCTTAGGAGCGTAACCAGCAAAGATTTCTTCAAGTTCTTCCTCAGTTGGAGGAGAATCACCTTCAAGACGTAGCGTCTTATTTGTATTTGGATCAGTAACAGTATATATCGGCATTATGTCTTACCCTTCTGTAACGGTAAATCTTCCAACTTGTCTACCCGCTGACTGCGGAGGTCTACCTTCACTGGTTAGCCTGATTAAGTCTAAGTAGTCATTTCTTTCTAAACTTTTATCTTTAGATAAGATATCAAAAGCTTTATCTCTCTGGCCTATCACAAATCTCTGAGCAGCCATAAACTCTTCAAGAACTCCTCTAATAGTCTCTCTATTTAGTGCCTTATCTCCAGCAACAGCTTGTAAGGCCAACTCAGCATCTTTATCCGACAAACCAGTACCAGAACCAAGAGCTTTAATAAACGTAGCCATTTCTTTAATACGGCTAATTACAAAAGTCTCGGTGGCTTCAATGTTTGTTGAGTCATATTCTTGACCAGTAGCTGTTGAAATAAACTCGCCTATACGATCTAAGCCTAATTTAGCTCCAGCACCGGCACCTAAATACGCTTCATCAATATTGTCCAAAGCAATCTGGTTTGTTATTAAACCGTTCTGAGCATCTCCTGCTAATTCATTTAGCTGCTCAAAACTTTCCATACCCATTCTAACTACTTGCTCATTAACTTCTTTGTTCATAGCAAAGTTTTCGTTGACAGTTACCTTAGGAGCTGGAAGCAACTCTAACTCGCTGGCATTAACCCACTGTTTTGCATTAGGGTCAGTACCAAAGGCAGGGTTTTCAACTTGTCCTGAAAACTCATTAACTCTATAGGCAACAGTATTCCCGTTTTTATCCCTAAAAAACTCATTCTTAGCTTTACTTCTTTCAGTTTTACCTTCAATAAGCTCTTTAAAGCTTTCTGGAGACATATTCCTAATAGTAGCATCGTTCCACTGGTCTTCAGGCAATCCTGCTTGTGTGTAACGTATCTTACGACCCGCAAGACTGTTGACTTTTTCTACTTGCTTAGTTTTAACTTCTCTAAGATCTTTAACAGTTTCTTGTAGTATTTTATCGTCAATGTTTATACCAGCCCCTGCTAACATTTGAGCTATATCTGTGCGCCCAGCTTCATTAGCTTGAGATATTAATGTCTTAATAAATATTTCTTTTTGTTGAGTCTGTTGTAAAGCCGCAGCTTGTTGTGCTTTTCTTTCTTGCTCTACTTGCATGATTTCCTGAGCTTTCAATATAAGCGCCTGTTGTGCTACAGGGTCTTGTAAATACTGTGCTCGGATAATCATAGACTTTGCAAGTTCTTCAGGTTTAGACATATCTAAATTTTTAGACTCAGCAGCTATACGTTCAGGGGCTGTCTGCATGTAACTTGTGTCTACCCCTAAGTTACTAAACAAACTGCCTACTCTACGAGCCAATGGGTCTGTAGTTCCCATTTGCTGATACTGAGGAGCTGCTTGGGCTAGTCTACGAGCAGGAGCTGCGGGGTCTTGTCTACCAAAGTTTCTAATACTTTGTAATGTACTTTCCGATAATTTAGCCATTTTATTTATATATCCTTATGCTTATAGACCAAGTGATTTTCTTAACCAATCAGGTAAGAAATCTAAATTACCACCATCGCCAGCTCTATCTATTCCACCTAAAATACTACTAAATAAGCCTCCACCCCCTACACTTCCACCAATAACATTACCAGCAGAGCCTATAGTTTGTGCCAATAAATCTGCTCTCATTCTTTGAGCTTGTAAGTTAGCGTCAAGCCCTGATGCGTAAGACTCTGCTTTTTCCATAGCGGCTTGTCTACGTGCTGTATCAGCAAGAGATGCTATATTAGTGCCTACCTGTAGTTGGTTAAGCATTTGAGATTCAGGAGCATAACCGGATTGCATCATGCCAGCTAAGTTTTGCAAGTCCGCTGCCTGTATTTGTCTTGGGGTCATTCTAGCTTGCGTACCCATTCCAAACATACCTGAAGTTAAACCTTGCAACCCTGCGGCTCTTTGAAGTGCTTGTTGCTGTTCAGCTCCTGATTGTTGCATAGCCATAAGGGACGCTTGGTTCTGAGCTTCTGCTTGAGCCTTAGCCATTGCTAGTTGCTCTGGTGTACCCCCAAACTGCGCTGTGCGCGTACCTAAACGTCCTTGAGCAGCCATACGGTTTTCTAAGGCTAACCGCTGTCTTTCCTCTTCAGGCGATTGTAAGGCTCTTAGCTGTCCGTAAACTTGTTCTTCTCTAGCTGCTCTGTCCATAGACCCAGCATCTAAAGCAGCCTGTTGAGCATTAGACATTAAACCGCTGACACCGCCATAGGCTTGACTAGCTAATTGTTCATAAATAGGATCATAAGCTGCTGTAGCCTGTGTAGCTAAATTACCGGCACCTCCAAAAAGCGTATCCTGTAAAGCTTGTTGTTCTGGAGATAAAGCTAATGCGGTACTACCGTCGGCAGTAGTTGTTGCTGTGCCTGTTCCTGAAGTTACCGTAAAAGGTTTAAACTGCATTTCACTGGCAGCAGTTGTCCCTATGTTTTCCATCCCAGTTTGTGCAGTTTCACCAAAAGCTTTAAGCTCATCGGAAAGACTTTTAAACTGACTTACATCAAAACCAAGCCCTAACAAATCATCAATAAGAGCCATTAGTATGTACCTCCAGTAATTGTTCCAGCAGTCAACGTACCACTAACAGTTAGTGTTGGTATCGTAACGGTGCCTGTAAAAGTTGGGTTATTAGTGTCTGCTTTTGATGCTACTGCCGTAACAAGCGCATCAAACTCAGTGTCAAAGTCAGCCCCTTTGATAATCTTCGCTGCGTTGCCCGTAGGAAGAGTATCTTTGGCTGTAAAGTTTGTAGTCTTTGTATAGTTGCTCATTAGATCATCCTACCTATTAAAGCTTGAATATTAACTTCCTGCAAAGATAAAGCGTTTTGATTAATAGTAGCATCCATACCTATGGTTACTACCGTCCCTGAACCTGTTGTTTTAGTCTTTGGTCTGTCCACAATAATTGAAGCACTGTATTCTGAAGAAGACACGTTGTACTCGTTTACATTGAAGTATGCAGTTTTACTTCCAGAATCAATAGTTACAATCTGTTTAGCATACGCCTGAGTATAGTCGTAACCCCAGTTAATAACTACTTGCGCTCCCTGACCGCCTATGAAAGTCATTATTATTTCTTTTAAAATTTTTAGCCGTGATGTGTCCCCAAAGGACAACGGGTTACTAAAGTAAGACATATCATAAGACTGTCCGTAATCCTGATAGTTACTGTAAGTAGCAATACCGTTAGTGTTGCCTACGTACAGAGTACCGTCCTGTAGCCTCTCTAAGCCCCTCAGAGTCGTGTCTGACCATGTAGTAACCCTATGGGAGCCATCCTCCAAAACAGTCCTCATATCAAAACAGTAAACGTACTTTGAGTCAGAGAAAGACAATAAGTAAAAAGCTTCCTCAGGGCTGTATATAGACCTTAGGGGGCTGTTGACTTGTTGCGTGTTAATGTAAAGTAAATCATTACGAACATTCTTACTGATGTCCCTAACGGGCATTGACTTTTCTTGTATAGTCCTACCAAAACTTCTTAAGCCTTCACTGGACATAAATACTAAGTCAGTACCGGTAGGTTGAACAGTGTCTCTGTCAATACAACCAACATTAGCTATGGTGTCCGTTAAAGACATTGTAGATGGGTCTGTGGCCCCTTGATAGACAACAATGGAGTTTTTACCAAATATAATCAAGAATCCGTTATGGGCGGCTAAAGCCACAATCTCATCCAAACCATTAGGCCATACCTTACTAATATCTAAAGAGCCTGTGGAACCTCCAGACCATCCAGAGCCGTTAAGCAAGTCAGACCAGTAGATAGTGGACTTGTCAGCGGAAAAGTCTGCAACCCAAAGTCTACCAAAGGCTGCTAACACTTCATTAGCTTGTGGTGGAGTACCTGTAGCATGGGCATGGGAAGACATTTTTTCTACAACACCCGCATGATCAGAGTAGATTAAAGGCTCGTATCCTCTTTGAAACATATAAAGATGGTCATTAAAGTTTACCATCTTCCAGTTGTTAGCTGTAATTGTGTAGGCTGCGGGGGTAGCGTCAGTTAAAGTAGAAGTACCAGTAAATATCTTGTTGTTACCCGCTGAGATAATAACATTATTACCAGTGGGGTTAATATACTCTTTAATAACCTCAATACCGTTACTGCCGTCTATGGGTGTTGTGCTTGTAGTTACAGCCGTAAAACCTTTACGAGAGCCTATACGTCCATATTGGTCAATAATACAGTTATCAGCAATTGACGCATAGGAAGCGTCCAGCGTAATAGGAGAATCTTGAGTATTAAGACCCCTAAAGGCTGGAGCAGAAATCGTTATATTTTGTCTGTCTTGAGCCATATTAGACTGCCCTATAAACCATTTCTTCTGGGTGCTTATAAGCGTCCAAAGCTATTGCATCGGACAAGTAATTCTGAGCAAATCCTAATAGTTCTCCTGCTGACCTGCCGCCAGTTTCTCCTCTTTCTCTGGCTGCTAGAGCCAACGCCATGTGTAGTACAGGCATGTGAGGGATTAAAAGATTGTCTGTATCTGCACTTAAGTCTGGATTACGTTGTACGCAGTTCACACGGATGGTATAGACTGCATTAGGAATAGGATACAAATCTATCTGCGTGTCTCCGTTGGAGTCTACACCGTTAAAGTTGTAGAACGTAGGGCTTGACTTTGGGGGAGTTTGGTTTAGAAAAGCATTGTCCATCCAGTGAGTGTCTTTGTAAGTCATAAACCAGTTGGACGTATCGTTAATAACGTCAATGATTTTAATCCTATTACCACTGCCTACAAGCACATAGTTAAAGATGTCCGCTGTGGTTGAGATAGTTAAAGTAGTCCGTAAAGCAGACCAATCCCAAGCGTCCTCAACGATTCTTTTAGCGTCATTAACTAAATCACCCATAAGAAGTGAATAAGGGTTTTGGTCTACTGCGGAAACTTGGTCTTCTCTAAGCCTCCGTAGGACTCCGTTTACTAATTCTAAATACGTCATCTTCTATTCCTAAAAGGATTATAGTCTATAAAATCAAACAGTCTGGGTTTTAAAAGCTCAGTTTCGTAAGATAAAGGCTTGTAGGGAGTTTTAAAAATAGAAGGAGAATCCAAAGATAACATGCCTCCCCCTGACAAACCTAAACCGCCACCACTACCATCTCCATC